TGATTTAAATAACAATAAAGACAGGCTTTTATTCACAAAAGAATTTTACGAAAAGTTATGGATATTTCAGCAAACGAACTTACCAAATGGGCAAAGTTAAATTTAGGTTATATCGGAGTTAGACTAAATAGAGTTAACAATATCCCTTATGGCAGAAGAAAAGGAACAATAGAAAAGGGATGGGCAGACCTGCAAGGGTATAATGAAGAAGGTAAATATGTAATGGTAGAAGTTAAAAAACTAGGTGATAAATTAAGTAAAGAACAGATTGAAAGGTTTACCGATTGTTGGAAATGTGGAAGTTTAGTCTATATTTGTACTGAAGTAGAAAACAAACCTGCTTTAGTGGAATGGACAAAAATAAAATTATAGAGCAATATTGGCTTAATGATGAAGTAAATCAGGCATTTGCAAAGATGCAGCCTGAAGAATTGCAATATGATTTAAAGGTAGAAGTGTTTATGGTTCTACTAGAAATGGATGATGAAAAGTTATTTGGGTTATATGAAAGAAATGAAATTAGGTTCTACATAGTACGAACTATGTTAAATATGATTAAGTCAGATAGAAGCCAATTTTGGAAAAAGTATAGGAACTATACTGAATATGAGGATAATGAAAAAGCAGAAGTAGAACAGAATAGCGTTATTGATATAATGGAGAATGGTATAGAAAAACTGCATTGGTATCAAAAGGAAATATTAAACCTGTACACATTTGACTTTAATAAGAACGCAAAAGAGTTGAGCAGAAAAACAGGAATACCATATATGTCAATCATAAGAACTTTGAAACAAACAAAAACTGAACTAAAAAAACATATTAGGCAATGATTCAAATTATTATAACAAGTGTCTGTACATCATTATTTTTTAATTCTATACACAACCTACACCGTAAATGGAAACTCAACTTCAAGCCTTTCAGTTGCGGAAGTTGTTTGGCTGCGTGGGTTGGGGTCATATTATATTTCTCACCTAAATTAGTTTTAGATATAGCAAGTGTATTGTTTATATCAGGTTATCTAGGTGCAATTATTGAAACATTAATGTATAAGATATGGAACTAGAACACAGGGAGTTTTTAAAGGAACACTATAACAATTACGAAACTGCTTTAAGTGGTTATGTAAGAAACCTAGATTTGCCTGTACTTAAAATGTATGAGCATATATACAGGTTATATCTTAATCCTACTTTTATACTTACCATTTGGTGCGGTGATTGTAGGATGCAAATGATATTAAAATTATACGCATACTATATAGCTTTACCTGAAATAAAGAAAGAAAATTTAATTGAATTAACTAATGATAATTTTGAGGAAGATACAATAATTAGTTTTATAACAGAACAACCTATTAAAAAAACTAAAAAGAAAAAGAATGGCTAATTATATACATCCAACTGCAATCATAGGTGATAATGTTATATTAGGTGATAATAATTATATAGGTGCTTATTGTATTATAGGTGACCCTGCAGAACATAAAGAGTTTTGGATTGAAGAAGAAAAAGAAAGTATTACTTTTAATCCTAAAGATTATAGAACTTTAAAAAAAGTTATTAAAACTTGTATAAAAAAAGGTAAAGTTATCATTGGAAATAATAATATAATCACAGGATTAGTTACAATAGATGCAGGAACAGAACAAACTACTTATATAGGTGATAATTGTTTTATAATGAAACATTCACATATAGGTCACGATTGCACAATAAATTCAAATGTTACAATCAGTTGCGGTGCTAAAATTGGCGGACATTCTGTAATAGGTGAAAAATCTAATATAGGATTGAATGCAGTATTGCATCAGTTTAGCCAAATTAAAGTAGGTTGTATGATAGGAGCAAGTGCATTCTTTAAAGGTGAATCAGAACCATATACAAAATATGCAGGTGTTCCTGCTAAATCTTTAGGACAAAATATAATTAAATGAACGCAGTAATATTTTTAAACTATCAAAACAATAGTGTTAAAACATTAGGCATTAACTTATCTAATGCAGGTACAGATATTGAACAAGTTGTAATAGTAAAAGAAAAGGGTATAGCTAATGCTATTAATGTAGGTTTAAATAAAATAGACTTTAGCCACATTCAATATGTTACTTTGTTATCTAATGATATATTAGAACCTGATAATTGGCTAAAGAGTAGAAATGAATTTATGCAGGATAAAACAATAGGTATCTGTTCTTTTCCTATACTTGGAGGCTTTGATGACACAACAGATATAATAGGGAACTTTACAATAAGCAAAGAGGTTATAAAAAATGTAGGTGCGTTCAATACTGCACTTGACCCTTATGGTGCTATTGACCTAGACTATTGCACACGAGTTAGGGCAGCAGGTTTATATACTAAATATGTTCGTAGTGGTTATGCTACTCACATAGAACAGAATGGCATAGATGCTTATGGTTATAATAAAAATGAATTAGTTAAAAGTACTTGGGAATTACATACAAGTAATGTGGCTAACTATTCAAATGGCAGCAAAACATATTACCTTCCATTATGAGAATCCTAGCAATAACAAGCAAGTTTAGTGGTGTAGGTTATCATAGAATTATGATGCCTTTAGTTAATATGCGCAAAGACTATTGTCTAATTACAGATACAATCAACGAAGCAGTATTTGATAACAATTATGACATAGTAATATTCAATAGATTTCTAGCACACACAGAAATAAGTATGCTTGAAGCTATGCGAAAGAGATACAAGTTTAAGTTAGTAGTAGATAATGATGACTATTGGATTTTACCACCTTCACATATTTTATATGAAAGATACAGGGATAGTGATGTAACTAAAAGAATAACTGATTTTATTAGAGTTGCTGACCTTTGCACCTGCACACACGAAAGATTAGCAGAAGAAATAGCCATCTACAATCCTAATGTAGAAATACTTCCAAACGCATTACCTTATGGTAAAGAGCAGTTTCAAGATAATAAGATTGAATCAGATATGGTTAGGTTGTTTTGGTCAGGGTCAGGAACACACACACCTGATTTAGATATATTAAGACAACCAATGAAAAAAATTAACTTCCCTGTAAGAACAGTTATTGCAGGATATAATCTAGGTGAGAAACATTTGTGGGATAGAATGATAGGAGTATTTACAAACGGATTAAAGTTAAACCCTACCATATATGACTATGCAGAAATCACAAAGTATATGGGTGCTTATGCAGATAGTGATATAAGTTTAATTCCTTTAGTAGAAAATAAGTTTGGTTCAATGAAATCAAATCTAAAGGTATTAGAAACTGCTGCAAAGAAAAACCCTGCCATAGTTAGCAATGTCCATCCTTATAAAAATATGCCTGTATGTTATGTAAACACACAACAAGATTGGTACAAATGGATTAAACTATTGACCTTTGATGAAGCAGCAAGAACAGAATACGGACAGAAGTTATTTGAGTTTTGTGATAGGGAGTTTAACTTTGAGGATATAAATAATAAAAGATTCGCTATTTATAATAAACTTATAGGTAATGAAAAATCACACTAAAGTGTATCTAAACCATTTTGGTTACACAGGTGAGGATTTTATACCTTGTGAAACTTGTGGAGCAAGGGCAGTTGACATTCACCACATAGAAGCAAGGGGAATGGGCGGAACAAAGAAGGCAGACACAATAGATAATCTTATGGCACTATGCAGAGAGCATCATATAGAATACGGAGACAAGAAACAATATATAGAATTTTTAAAAGACATACATAAACAAAAACTAGGATGATAATACTACCTGCACAGATAGAAGGCTTAACTTCTAGGAAGGACAAAACAATTAAGGTAACATTTGGAACACAAGAACTATCACCAAACGATGCAGCACAGGTATTTCAACTTAACCAAAGATTCTGTTATATAGCCATCAAAGAAGAACCATTTCAACAGGATGAACTAGATAACATAGATAGCATTAAGACAGACCTAGAAACAAATAAAACCCCATCACAAAGATTAAGGGGTATTTTGTATGTTAGCTATCAACAAGATAACGAAGGATTCAAAGATTTTATGACATACTATGTTAGCAAGATGGATAAACTTTGTGAGCATTTTAAGTCTAAATTAGATAAATAAACAGAACAATAACAGAATGAGCAAAGAACATTTAATACCATTTGTAAAGGGTCAGTCAGGTAATCCTAATGGCAGACCTAAAAAGTATGTTAGCTTACTTATTGAGCAGGGATATAAGTTATCTGAAGTAAATGATACAATGCAAAATCTTATGGCAATGAATGAGGAGCAACTTAAATCTATACAGGATGATGTTTTAGCAACTGCATTAGAAAGAACTGTATGCAAGGCTATTTTAAACTCAATGAGCAAAGGAAGCCTATATTCAATAGAAACTTTATTGACTAGGGTATATGGTAAGCCAAAAGAACAGATGGATATTAAATCAGATAATAAAATTGAGGTTATCTTTGTAGATGGTAAAACCATTTTATAATGCAAATATTCTTACCTAACCCACACGCAAACCAACAGAAGATACTAGAATGCGACAAGCGTTTTAGAGTGGTGATGTGTGGCAGAAGATTTGGTAAGTCTGAATTGTCACAGATACTTTCAGTAACATACGCAGTTAAAGGCTATTCAGTGGCTTATATTACCCCTACTTATGGGTTGGCAAAGGTTTTCTTCAGTAAACTAACAGAGAGCCTAGAATTGCCTAAAAACAAGTCAGACCTTAAAATAGATTTTCCCAATGGTGGGCAGATTGAATTCTTTACAGGTGAACGATTAGATAATTTAAGGGGTCGCAAATTTCATTTGGTAATCATAGATGAAGCATCCTTTATCCCTGACCTTGAATCAGGATGGCAAAATAGTATAAGACCAACCCTGACAGATTATAAAGGGAAGGCAATATTCCTTTCAACACCTAGAGGTAAGAATTATTTCTATAGTCTTTTTATGAAGGCAGGTGAAAATGATTGGGCATCATTTAAGTTTACTAGCTATGATAATCCATTCATAGACCCAATGGAAATAGATGAAGCAAGGATGCAACTGCCGAATGTAGTATTTGAGCAGGAATATATGGCGAATCCTAGTGAGAATAGTGCGAACCCATTTGGTAACAAATTCATTGAGAATTGTATTAAACCTATGAGCAACCAACCTGTAGTTACATTTGGCATTGACCTTGCAAAGTCAGTTGACCATACAGTAGTCATAGGATTAGATAATGCAGGTAATGTGGCTTATTTTGACAGGTATCAAATGGATTGGCATAATACCAAAGAAAACATTAAAAGACTGCCTAGATGTCCTATATTAGTAGATAGCACAGGTGTAGGTGACCCTATCCTAGAAGATTTACAAAGGGAGGGAATAGCCATTGATGGTTTAAAGTTTACGAGTTCAAGTAAGCAACAGATAATGGAAGGCTTGGCAAATGCAATACAACAGGGTAGAATAGGATTCCCTGATGGAGTAATAGTAAAAGAACTAGAAGTATTTGAATATCAGTTCACTGCAAATGGGGTTAAGTACTCTGCACCTAGCGGATTTCACGATGACTGCGTTATGGCATTGGCTTTAGCGTGGAACAATTTTAGCATCAAAAGGGGTAATGGAAGGTATACTTTTATGTAATTTACCGCTTATCCTTGATAATTACCGTTCATCACAAAGTTTAAAAATAGTTGGCAATATGTTTGGAAGTAGTATATAAGTTTATATATCTTCGCTGTATCAAAAACAAACAAACTATGAACAATCAATTTTTACAAGCGGAAAACAAATTTAGAAAAGGATTAATTAATTCAGGTGAATTTTATGAAGCAGGTAGCAAATGTACTTTAGCTGAAGTTTCTGAAGTTCGTGAATTTATCAGAAATGCAGAAAAAAGATTAAAGAAGTATTTAGATGCTAGACCAAAATTAAAGTATCCTGTTAAAAAGTACATTAGTTATTATATGTATTCTGATGTAGCGGCTTATGAAGTTGTAAGACAAGTTAGTCCTACTGTAGTTGAAGTTAGAGCATTGAATGCTAAACAAACTGTATTTCCAAAAGAATTTCATATTGGTGGGTTTTCTGCTCATTGTTCTGATAATTACAATCAAGCATATGAATATTCAAGTAATGAAAATGCAGGTATAAAAAGAATACATTTATCAAGCAAAGGTTGGGGTAAAGGAAGATGGGGAATGACTGAAAAACCTTATATGCACTATGATTATAATTTCTAAATACTAACCCCCGAAGTCAGGGGTGCGACTGACCAACGCACAAATTTAAAAACCAAAAGCTATGATAACAGAAATAAAAGAACCTAAAAACATTATTGACATTCCGAGAATATCAAATGAAGATATGTTTGAATCAAATAGAGAAAAGGCAGATAGTAAAAATTTAAACCATTGTCCTTGTTGTGGCAAAGCAATAACTAATCCACAGTATTTTGTTAATTCTATTTATGGCGGTTCTGCTTATCCATCTACAGATACAAATGAATATGATAATTCTTGGGTAATGGGAGTTGGTTCAGAATGCCAAAAGAAATTTCCAAAAGGATATATTTATACAATAAAATAATTAACTTTATGAAACAGAAAAACCACAATACAGAAGCAGTAATTATCCTTATCTTCGCATTCTTAATAACTGCATACCTACAAAATATTTAACTTACTATCCCTGCTTAATTAAATTAATAATCGTTAGTGGGTTATCCCAATGGGGGCAGGGATATTTTAAAAAGGTTTGACCATTTAAAGCTATTGGATAAAATCGGTAGTGTCCTTAAAAATGGTATCTTAAAACTAAACTATGAAAGCATACGAACTAAAACAAAGTCTATTAGATAGAATGGAAATAGAAACCTTAACTGAAAAGATTAAAAAACTAGAAATAGAAAATGAACAACTTAAAAAGCAATTACAACCATTTTTATTAGAAGTAAATAAACGCAAAGAATATTTAGAAAAGCGTGATTCAATAGATTTAAAACTTTCTCAAATGATAGCTAATTTTTATAACCAAAACAAATAACATATGAAAACATTTACTGAACGAGAGGTATTGCTTCAAGTAAAAAGAATTTATAGTAAAGATGAAATAATTACTGAATTAAATAGGCAATTAAAAGAATCTAATTTTAAAGTTGGTGTATTAGAAAGTCAAGTTGCTGAACTTGAAGATGAAATAAAAATATTAAAAAAGCCAAATGTTATTAATAAGCACGATGAATATTTGAAAACAATACTTAAGCAATTTGATGATTTAAAAATTAGGAATCGTGAAAATAAACGTAAAAGACAAGAATGGATGGGTAAATATTATCAAGTTTTAAACCAAAACAACTAACTATAATCAAAACAAATAACCTATGAAAGCTATACTAGGAATTACAATGGAACTAACAAGATTAATATTAGGTACATTATTAGGTATGGTGCTATTAACAATTGTTGTATCTTTATGTAAATTTAAGGAACTATGTGGGAAAAAATAAGCGTTTGGCAATACCAACAGATTTACAATGTTCTTAACTCAAAGGATAAGAATGATACTGACCTAGATATAAATGTAAGATTAGTAGCAATAGTCAATAACCTTACAGAAATGCAGGTAGATAGCCTTCCTTTGGATGAATATGCAGAGTTGAGTAAAAGTATTACTTTCTTAAATGAGCCTATTAATGGTAAGCCTGTGAAGTTTATACGCACTTCTAATAGCAAAAGGTATAGAATAAACTATGATGTCAGCAAGATGCCATTTGCAAGGTATATTGAGAGCAAGGTATTTAGTGAAGATTTATATGGCAACCTTCACAAGTTGGCAGCAACAATGGTTATTCCACAGAAGAAAAAGCTAGGCTTTTGGGTAGACTTACCCTATGATGCAAGTAGTCATCAGGAATATGCCAACGATATGTTAGAAGCAAAGTTTGTAGATGTTTATCACTCGTTGGTTTTTTTTTATCAAGTATACAGAAATTGGATAGAAGTTTCACAGGATTATATGGCGAACAAGTTAACAAAGGCAGGGATGAAGGAGCAGGAAGCGACAGAGGTGGTAGTAAATTTATTGAATATTTTGGATGGCAGTATAGTACCAAACTTATTGCAGAGTACGAAAATTGCACAGTTACGGAAGCATATGAACTCACAACAATAGAATGTCTTAATATACTGTCATATCTAAAAGCAAAGACAGATTATGACAATGAGCAAATAAAGAAGGTTAGATAGTTTTTTAGTTTTTGGTTAACTGCCCCATCCTTAAAAAAGGTGGGGTTAGTTATTTTTAGGCATTACCCTATTTATTTGTATGAGCATTAGTAAAGCACAGGCAAAGGCAATAGGGGATGGTTTTCTAAATACACTAGGTGAGCAGCGTATGAAGGAAGGGGAATTGCCTGTAATTGAACAATTGCTAAAAGACTTTGGTGCTGATTTTATTAAACAGGCACAAAACAATTTAGAAAAAAGTGGTTCAATATCTAGTGGTAATATTAATGACATAAGGCTTCAGTTTACAAAGTTTGGTAATTCATATAATTTATCATTAGGTTATCCTAAAGATGAACCTGCTTCAAAGTATTGGAAATTTGTAAATAAGGGTGTTCAAGGATATGGCGGTAAGAATGCAAAGCCAAATAATACAGATAGTCAATATAAATATAAGACCCCTTACCCAAATAGGGCAATGGCATCTTCTATATTCAGTTGGCTTAATAGAGCAAGAAAGTCTATTAGAAGTGATAAATATACTGTAACTGAAACTACAGGTAGAAAAAAGAATTTAGCATTAAAAAAGATATTATCAGAAGCAGATAACAAAAGAAAGTTAGCTTATGCTATTTCAAGCAAAATTAAAAGAGATGGTTTAAAAGCAACTCATTACTTTGATAATGCTGCAAAGCAAACATTCGGTAAGAACTTTTATGATGTAATGGAAGTAGCATTAGGTAAAGACATTCAAATTAAGATAAAACAAATAGGTAAAGAAATAAGCAATGGCAATAACAATACAAAGTAGTCCTGCACCTTATAGTAGTATGCACGATGACTTATGGTTCGTTTCAAGTTCAACTAATGTAGGTGAACTAGCATTTAAGTTTGTGTATGATGTTTATGTAAATGGAGCACAGGTAAGTAGGACAAAAGTATATCCATCACCTTCAGCAGAAGGTAGCTATGGAGTATTTAACGCATCACCAATGGTAAGGTCTTATGTAACTAATTATTTTGAGCCTTCAGGTTCATCTATATTAGTAGCATCTAATGACAAGATAAAGGTAGCATCAGAAATTAAAATAGGTGAAGAATACATAAGCGGTGGTAATTTAGTTACAAGTTTAAACCTTGCATCAGGTGCATTAAGTTCTTACAATTATTACCCACCATTATTTGCAGATATTCTATTTACTAATAACAATACTCCATTAGTATTATCTGATTATTACGAAAATTTACTTTTAGAAAACTTTACAGATGATTGGATTACGGAAAGAGACAATGACAATATTACGATTGAATATGGGGATAATTTTTATGCAACTTATTTTAAGATTACTAGCGGTACTTATTCGGCTTGGATTGATGTTGTAAATGAATCAGGTTCAGTAGTAGATACTGCAAGTGGCAGCATTACCTTTAATGGTGAAATGAACTTATTTAATTGTCAAGCAGGACATATTAATACTTTTGCAGGTAGAACACTTATTACAGAAGATACATATGGATATAATGTTTATCTTAAAAGAGGTGTGGCAATATCTAGGAAGTTACAATTCATACAAAAGTGTTATCCTAAATACAAACAATATAATCTTCATTTCCTTAATCGTTTAGGCGGTTGGGATACTATGAAGTTTGCTTTAGTTAATAAAAGGTCAACTGAATTAGAAAGAGCATCATATAGAAGAAATGATTGGCAGTTAAGTGGAAATACTATGACCAATATAGATTCTTATAATAAGTATAATGAAACAACTTTGAACTATGCTATTCAGCATAAAGATAAGTTTCATCTTATATCTGATTGGGTTAGTGAGCAAGACTATGAATGGTTAGCACAGTTATTTGCAAGTACTATTACATATATGGAAGTGCAAGGTGCTTACTTCCCTGTTACAATTAGCAGCACAAATTATGAGTACAAGTTAGAAAGTAGTGATAAGTTATTTAACTTTGAAATTGATATTGAAGTAGGTAAATATTTAACAAGCCAATTTAGATAATGATTAGTACAGAGATATATGTAGAAGATTATAAACTAGATTTATTGCAAGATATAAGTACAGAGTTTACTTATGCCATTGATGATATTACAGACTTTGGTAGTAAAAATACTTCCTTTAGCAAAACAATATCATTATCAGGTACTGCTATAAATAACCAAATATTTGGATTTGTATTTGATTTGGGTAATGCTAATTTCTTTGATAATACTTTGCCTAATGTAAACTATAACTTCAATGCTAGTAAAGCAGCACAATGCAAGATATTTATTGATAAGGTACAAATATTTAAGGGTACATTAAGAATACTTGAGATAGTTGTAGATGGCAAAACAATAGAATATCAATGTTCTGTGTTTGGTGAGTTAGGCGGATTTATAACTGCATTAGGAAATTCAAGAATAGAAGATTTAGATTTTAGTGCATATGACCATACTTATAATGTTTCAAATATTACAAGCAGTTGGAATAGCATAACAGGTGCAGGTTATTATTACCCATTGATTGACTTTGGCAATGTAAGCACAGGAACTTATGGAACATTTAAAAAGGATTTTCAAGTAAGTACATTTAGACCTGCTTTATTTGTAGCTGAATATATAGATAAAATATTTGCAGGAACTGATTACACATATACTTTAGATTTAGAAGCAGGTGATTTAGAATTATATAATAGACTTATAATACCACATAATCAAAAGGTTTTATCTAGTTCAAGTAATGTTCAATTAAAAGCATACCCTATAGACCAAACATATAGTGGAACTGCAGTTGAATTATATTTGCAATTTGGAACATTTACATTAGGGAACTTTACTTTAACAGAAAGCAATACTAAATTTACTTTTACAGGTGCTACTTCAAAGGTAGTCAATATAGATTTTAATGTAAACGCAGAATGGGCAATAGGTCAAAATGCTACAATGTATTTAAAGAAAAATGGAACTGCTATTGCTTCATATAGTATGGGTAGCGGATTCAGTGGTAACTTTTTTCAAGTAAACTTTAATTTAACAGGGGTAACAATTAATCCAAGTGATTATTTTCAGTTACATATTACTTGGTCATTAGGGAGTCAGCCTTATGAGTTTAATAGTTTAAGTTCTTCAGGATTTAATATGACAACTACTTCAGTAGAAATAGTTCCTATTAATTATGGTGAAAATATTAAAATTAATAATGTAATTCCTAAAGGTATATTTCAAAGAGATTTCTTTTTGAGTATATGTAAGATGTTTAACCTGTATGTATATGATGATAAGTGGGATGATAAAAAGATAATTATAAAACCTTATATAAACTTTTATCCTTCAGTTAGTGATAATGCAGAAGATTGGTCTAATAAAGTTGATAGGTCAAAGCCATTAAGCATAAAGCCAATGAGTGAACTTAATGCAAGATACTTTCAATATAAATATAAGACAGATAACGATTTTTATAATGAAAACTACACGAAGAAATATAGTGAAGGATACGCAGATAGGATTTATGATACAGAATTTGACTTTGCAAAAGATACAGAAACAACAGATATAATATTTGCACCTAGCGTTTTATTTCAACATACAGGAACTGATAAAATATATCCTGCTATTTATAAGTTATCTAACAACAATACAAAAGAGGATGTTATGGATAGTGTTATAAGGATTATGCAAGTTAAAAAGAAAACAGGTGTAGCAAGTTGGAGCATAATGAATGCAGCTACTGTTTTAAGTAGTCAAACAACTTATGGTTATGCAGGTCATTTAGATGACCCTAATACACCTAATAACGATATTAACTTTGGAGTACCTAAAGAATTATCATTTACTCCAACAACATACCCAACTACAAATCTATTTAACGCATATCATAGTAATTATATAGCAGAGATAACAGATAAGAATAGTAAACTATTAACCTGTTCTGCTTTGCTTAACACGCTTGATATATTGAATTTAGATTTTAGCAAATACATTTGGATAGATGGTGTACTATTCAGGTTAAATAAAGTTGATGGATTTAATCCAATGGAATACAACACTACGAAAATAAGTTTATTAAAAGTAATTGAAACAACATACTAATGGCACAAGAAAATTTAGATTTTAATATTAATGTGAAAACTTCAGGTGCTGAAGGTTCAATAGGTTCACTTAAAAAGCAACTTCGTGAAGCACAGAATGAAGTATTATCATTATCTGAAAAGTTTGGTGCTACTTCAAAAGAAGCAGTAAACGCAGCAAAGAAGGCAGCAGAGTTAAGAGATAGGATAGGTGATGCAAAAGCATTAACAGATGCTTTTAATCCTGATGCAAAGTTTAAAGCATTAACTGCATCTTTATCAGGTGTTGCAGGTGGCTTTGGTGCAGTACAAGGTGCAATGGCTTTATTTGGTTCTGAAAGTGAGAATGTACAAAAGACCTTATTAAAGGTTCAGTCAGCAATGGCATTGTCTCAAGGATTACAAGCAGTTGGAGAAAGTATAGATTCTTTTAAACAATTAGGTGCAGTTATTAGGACACAGGTAGTTGGTGCATTTAGTACTTTAAGAGGAGCAATAATTGCAACAGGTGTAGGTGCATTAGCAGTTGGATTAGGTTTATTAATTGCTAATTTTGAACAAGTTAAAACAACTTTACTTAATCTATTCCCATCACTAGCTGAATTTGGTAATAAAATAAAAGGTATTATTCAAGGTATTACTGATTGGGCAGGTATAACAAGTCAAGCCAAAAGAGATACAGAAGATTTAACTAAAGGAACTAATGCTTATATTAAATCATTAGACAGGGCAATTAAAGAATTAGAAGCACAAGGTGGTAAAGAAGATGAAATATATAAACTCAAAAAAGATAGAATTGAAAAACAAATAAGTTTAATAAAAGGTTCTAGTGATGAAGAATTACAAAAGAAAGCAGATTTATATTCTGAATTAAAAATTTTAGAAACTAATTATTATAATGATAAAGAAAATGCTGCAATACAAGCAGAACTTGAAAGAGTAGAATCTGAAATAAAAATTGCTTATGATGGTGAAATTGAAAAATATGAAGTATTAAAAAAGATTAGAGAAAAATTAGGTAAGCAAGAATATATAGATAATAAAAAATTAAAAGAAGGGCAAAAGGAACAACAAAAAGAAGATGAAAAAAATGAACAAGACCAAATAGAAGAAAACCAAAAAAGTGTATTAGGTAAGTTTTTAATAGCTAAAACTGAATCAATACAAAAAGGGTATGAATTAGACAAAGCTAATGCTGATGCTGCAAAAATATTAGAAGATGAAAAGGTTAAATATAAAGAAGATTCAGCTAATGCTATTGCAGATATTACTGCAGGTTTATCTAGTATTATAGGTCAAGAAACTGCAGTAGGTAAAGCCATAGCTATTTCTTCTGCTACAATTGATACATACTTAAGTGCATCAACAATATTTAAACAAGCAGCTAAAAATCCTATATCAATTGCAAATCCTGCATATCCTTATTTAATGGCAGCACCTGCAGTATTAGCAGGTATAGCTAGGGTAAAACAAATATCATCAGTAAATGTTCCTAAAGGTGGTGGAGCAGGTGGTGGTATACCTTCAATGTCAGGACAAGCACCTATGATGCCACAAATACCAACTGCACAGGTAACGCAATTAAATCAACAATCAATTAACGATATAGGCAATCAAGCAGTAAGAGCATATGTAATTGAGAGTGATGTAACTAGCAACCAACAAAGAATAGCTGCAATAAGACAGAGAGCAAGATTTAGTTAATATTTTAAAATTAGATATTTATGAGTATGGAATTACCATTATATATGTTGGAAATATCAGATGACTTAAACGATGATGCTGAAGTTCAGTTTGTCGCTTTAGTTGATAGACCTGCTATTCAAAAGAATTGGAATGCTTTTAAAAATGAACAAAAGTTTCAAATCATTAGTGAAGATAAGCACATCATTAGTGGTTGTGCTATGTTGGCTGACACTCCTATTTTTAGAAGTGATGCTAATTTCGGTGATTATTATGTGGCATTCTCAAAGGATACTATTGTTAAGATTGTACAGAAGTACTTTAAAAAGGGTTACCAAAACAATGTAAACTTAATGCACGACCCTAACCAAATTGAAACAGGGGTTACAATGTTTGAAAGTTTTATTAGTGATAAGTCTAGGGGTATTCAACCAATGAAAGGATTTGAAGATGCACCTGATGGTAGTTGGTTTGTATCTATGTTAGTTGAGAATGATGCAGTATGGCAGAAGGTTAAGGAAGGTATGATTAATGGATTCTCTATTGAAGGAATATTTAATTATACTCCAAAGATACCTAAAGAACAACAGGTAATGAGTGAGATATATAAAATATTAAACGAAGTAGAATTAGGTGGACCGGGAAGTGGTAGGAGACCTGAAGGCGGTGGTGGTAAAGAATCAACAGGTGGTGGTAAAGTAAATGGAATGACACCTGCAGAAATAGCAGCTAAATATCAAAAAGATGCTCAAGCAAGTGTAGATAAATTAATAAAAGGTGATATTGATACATTAAAATTATATTCAGATAAGGATGGTAATTTTAATGAAGAAAGGGTTGCATTTCAAAAAGACATAGTAAGTAAACAAATGGCTGCAGGTTCTACCAATTTAGGTACTACATTTTTTTTAGGTGGTGCACCTGCAACAGGTAAAAGTTCACTAGAAAAATCAGGTCAGGTAACATATCCTGAAGGAATTTTAAGAGTAGACCCTGATAAAATCAAAGAAGAATTACCTGAATATAATAAAATGCTTGAAACTAAAAATTTTCAAGCAGCATCTAAAGTTCACGAAGAAAGTTCAAAACTTTCAAAAGATTTAGTTAAGAATGCAATTAATAAAAAATTTGATACTGTAATAGATGCAGTAGGTGATGGTAGCTATCAAAGTGTAGTTGATAAAGTGCAAATGCAAAGAGATGCAGGTAAAAATGTTATAGCACATTATGTAACTACAGATGTACAAACATCATTAAATAGAGCACAAGAACGAGCAGTATCATCAGGTAGATATGTTCCACCTGATTATAATAAAGAAATGCACAGAGAAATTTCAAATATATTTCCAAAATTAGCTGCTAATAATGTATTCAATGAATTGCATTTATATGATAATAATGGTTCAACTCCTAAACTTATATATAGCAAGGCTAATGGTAAAGAGACTATCTATGATAAAACTTCTTATAAGAAATTTTTAGATAAGTCTAAAGGTTAGAAGGAATGTATGGAGTAAATCCTTGTTTTTTCATTTCTTCTATTTGTGCTGCCAATTGTTTTTCAACTTCATTAGCAGGTGGTCTGCCATTGATTAATTCCATTAGAATCCTTTCTTTTGGTTCAATCTCTACAGGCTTGTTGTCTATTATTATTTCCATATATGTAATTTAATGTATTTATTATAAATAGCAAAATTTAGTTTATTAAGCATACCAACTAGAATAAACTCCTTTTTCTTCTTTGCTTTCAATGAAATTGCAGAAACATCCATATTTTGCTTTTATGTGATAACTTATATTTCCGCTATAATTAACTGAAGTTACAATCTTTTTAAGAATCGGTTCACCTAAAAAACAATCTTTGATAGGCTTAACATTAGCACACATAAAACCTTCAGTTCCTGAAACATAGCAACTTTCTATTCTTCTTATAATTACTGACTTTGTTTTAACTTCTACAATTTGATAGAAGTCAATATTAGTTTGGTCATATCCCCAAGAATTGTAAATGATTGAACCTTCTACAAAATTGTGGTTCATATTCTTTTGTGCTTCTTTTTTGATGGCTAATAAAACATTTGCTTCTTGTATTCTTCTTTCAATTCTTTCAATCCATTCAGAACAATATTCAGCCATTCTTTCAGGACTTTTGAACCTGTAATTAAATAATGCTTTAGGGAATCTAGCTTTGCTTTTAGCTTTCATACACAGGGCAATGTTTAATTCTTCTTTAACGGTTAGTACATAACCTAGACTTTCATACTTTTCAATTAAATTTTTCATAGTTTTTAGTTTTTATAATTTAGATAATTTGTTTATATAATTCAGAACTTTTCATTTTTGATTCAAGATAGAACCATTTTAATTTGTTCATTAAAACTTCATTAAAATGAGATTCACTTTCAAAGCAATTGGAAACAACTGCAACTCCTTCATTAATTCCTTCAGTAACATTTTCAAACTCAAGAAAATTTCCATACTGATTTGGCATTTTTGAATACTCACTAAATAATTGTTGAAATGGTTCGGCATTGTGACCGATGTAACCTAGATTGTAAAAACGAACTCTTTTCATAGTTGTTATTTTATTTGATTAAAAATTGGATTAAAACTGAAGCAATAGCTGAAATAATTAAAGTAAGGAATAACTTAACTTCAATTGGAGCAGGGAGTGTTTTGTGTTTCATAGTGTTTGTTTTTTGTGTCTCTCAATGACATAGTAAAAGTACACAGGTTTTAAACACATTCCAAACATTTGCCCCACTTTTTTTGATTAATTTGATGAACGGTAAATATTAGGGATGAACGGTTAAGTGATAAACTATATGCTTTATTAACATTTAAAGAAAAATAAAGATGAACCCAAAAGAAGCATTACAACAAATAAGAGCCTTATTTGAAGATATGCCACAAGTTGTTGAGCCACAAGCACCTGTTACTGAAGAAGTTACAAAGGTAGAAATGGCTGAATATTCTTTGGCTGATGGCACAAAGGTTATGATTTCCGCTTTGGAAATCGGTGGTAAAGTAGAGATGGCTGATGGCACACCTGCTCCACAAGGCGAACATCAATTAATGGATGGCACTTCTATCCAAGTTGATGAAACAGGAACAATCATTGAAATAGCTTCACCAAAAGAAGATATTGTAGAAGAAGAACCTGTTGCACCTGCTGCACCTGTTGCACCTGCACAAGATACTACTGCTATGGCAGAAGAATTAAAGGCAGAATTTGCAGAGCAAAAAAGTCAATTAGAAACAAAAATTGCTGAATTAGAGAGTAAAGTAAAGCAAGGGTTTGAACAAGTAGCACAATTAGTAGAGGCACTTTCCAACACTCCAACTGCTGAACCAACTCAAAAAGCAGCAAACGCTTTTCAATCATATGTAGCTACAAAAGATAGCAAGTATGAAAGATTAGAAAAATATAGAAACGCAATTTTAAACAAATAAATTTATAAAAAATGTCATTTTCAATTAGTACATTAAGCAACTATACAAAAGAAAACGAAGCACAGTTAGTGACTTCATCTGTATTAGGTGCAAAAACTGCTGCCCTTATTAAAAGTG